GATCGCGTCCCATTTGTCGCGCTTCGCGAGACTCATGACGCCGGGGAACCAACGATAGATGTCCTTCGCGTAGTTCCATCCGCCGTTGTTGAAGATGTCGTAGTAGGCATTCGCGTGGAGGCGGAACCGCTCAAGCGCAGGATTCTGCTCTGGGTTCTGCACCTGACCTGCCGCAGGAACCAACTTTTGCAGTTGCCCCGCGAGGTTCTGGTACTTGCCGTTGTAGTTCCAGTACGAACCGTTTTCGTTCAAAATTTCCATGATGTTCTCCTGTTTCGATGTTGTGGATTGTAGTCGTGTAGTTGTGTAGCAGTCAACAGCCCCGGTGAGGGGCGGCTTACGCCGCCGCCTCGTCCCAGAGTTCCTGCACTTTCGCAATCGCCTGATCACGATCCCCGTAGGTCACGCGATCCGTACCGATTGCCTTGAGGTTGAGGTCGCTGCCCTTGAGGACATCGTCGTAGTGGGCGCATGAGCCGTAGCCGCCCAAGTGGTGCGGATACAGGAACTCGACCACCCGAAAGAAGCACCGCCGCAGCATCGATGGGTGCGCGAGTGCAAAGGCCACCCGGTCCATGTCGATGGGTTCCTCAGGGCGTTTAACCGTGACGGCCATGATCAGCCGGTCATTGCGACGACCTTCGATGTGGCAGAAGGCGATCAACTCGACGCGCTGCCCTTCGCTCTGAATCTTGTCGATCAGGGCGACCACCGCAGCGCCGCGATTGATGATGTCCTGCGGGTCCACCCATGCACTGCACACCACGTTCACCGCGATCCGCACGATAGGCTTGGAGTTGGCTGCACCGTCGTCGAGCGGCACGAACATGTCTTCCGGAACCCCTGCTGCGTAGGCAGGGATGCACGGGAAAGCACCGACTGGGGCGTATTCCCAAGTCGGACCGGCTTCGAAGGTCACCTTGACGGCGGCGCTGGCGACTTGCTCAGTCACCAACTTGTCGCCCTGCTCCGCGAGTTCGATGCAGTGTTCCCATGAGCGGGAGCGGGTGAACGAGAAACTCTCGTCAATCGATGCCTGATTGCCGTTCCATGCCCGGTGGTGACGTTTCCCGCGCAGGTCGCGCAGGAACTCGTCCCATGATTCCGCCGTGTAAACGTGGTCGGTCATGATACTGCCCTCCAGTGATGTTCCTGCATGGTCGCCTTGACTTTGACGATGTCCGCCTCAGTCATCGACTTCCAGATGAGCGACTGCTCGACTTCCTCGCGAGACAACCCGGCACTCAGCAACTTGCCGCCCTTGATCGAAGCGCGGGGGCTGATGACATGCCGCAACTTGTGAGCGCGGACCGCCTTGCGTACCGCCTGAACGTAGCGCGTCCACTCGTCATTCGAACTGATCGCGAGTTCCAACTTCTCGTCGTAGTCCATGGTCACGAACATGAACCGGTCGAGGAAGGCCCCATCCAGTTGGTTGCGACCGACATACTGCGCGTCAGCACCGTTCCCGAAGGTATTCGCAGCGGCGATGCAGACAAAGTCGGGGTGCTTTTTGACCGTGCCGTTGGGGAACGCTGCAACTTCATTGGAGAGAATGGCGTTGAAGGCGAGCAGTGCTTGAGTGGATGAGGCATCGACCTCGTCGAAGAGGAACACGCCGCCGTTGACGTAGGCCCGATACAGGTCGGTCTCCATGTACTTGCCCTCAGGGTTGATGAACCCCTGAAGTTGGTACGCCATGCCCACCGCACCGGTCGAGTAGAACGGCAACCCCAAAGCCTCAGCCGCCTGAGTGGCAATTGTGGTCTTACCGGAACCCGCCGGACCCACGAGATACACGTTCTCGCGCACTGAGAGGGCCGCTAAGACCTTCGGGAACACCGGGTGCCGGTGAGCATTGGGCAGCACCTTGACCTCCGCACCGACCTTGATTTCGATGCGGACCGGACGGTGCTGCTCGACCGCAGCGACTGCCGCCTTGATGGCGTCCTGCCGGATGCCTTCGATGGTCGCGGCGTCCAACTTCGCAGCGGGTGCCGCCTGAGGGTCGATGCCGTTCCATACCGCAAGCAGGACATCGTCCGGAGCGTTGGGCGACTTACCCTGACGCACTGAGTGCATCTTCAGGTACGAGCGGTCGCTGTCGGACAGGGGCAGCGAGAAGGTGCGCTTTTCCATGATCATTCCTCCACGTTGAGCGAGTTGATTGACGCGCACACCGGGCAAGCCGATGCGTCGTGTAAACGTCGGGCCTGAAGCCCGGAGAGTCGAGCAGTCCAACCGCAGTCAGAGCATTGCAACTTGAGCAGTCGCGTCCCCTGTTTGCGTCGAGCATTCGGGTCCACCTTCGCGTGAGGGTAGGAACCCAACTGGTCCGCAATCGACTGGAACTTGACGCGCAGGGCGTCAGACGGGGTGGTCGCCGTCATGGGTCCGATCAGCCCGATGGCGCGGCAAATCCGGGCGAACTCGCCCCGGTGGCCGCACTGGATACCCGCCCACACATGACCCTTCTCATGGGCGAGGACGTTGATGACCTCGACCGGGTTGTCGAGAATCGGATTGATGAACACTTCGAAGGTGCCATCCGCAGAGATCGACGGGTCGAACGCCTGACCCATGATCACCTTTCCGCTGCGCGAACCCCGATGCCCAATCGGGAACCCGCAACCGACACGGTAGCGGCGCTGCTCCCACTGGACCGGGTCGATCCCGGCAGCGGGGAAAACCTCGTGCTGAAGCAGCACTGCGGCGGCGGCAAGCCATGATTCACGTTCGCTGAACTTTTGCATGTTGAACTCCCGCGCCGTTGTGGCGCTGTGGTTATGTGTTGGTGGTCTCATCAGGCAGCGCGTGACGCTGCGACCGGCTCACGCCGGTTTCGACCTGTTACTTGTTGACCCCGCCACTTCGCATTAGGTCACGGTCGCAAGTTCCTTCACGCTTGCCGACTGCCATGACCCCGCATCTCATGGCGGGACGGTGTATCGCGTGACGGGAGGGCCGTGCGACTGCATCTCAGCAGCGGGTGTTGGAACAACCCTTCGTTCGCCTTTCCGTCCGGGGAGGCTGCTTGCCTCACTTGCGGTGTCGGTGGCTCACTTCGTCCCGGTGACGTTGCCGCCTCCGGTGATGTGAATCCTAACATGATCACGTTTACACGAGTCAACAACTTTTTTCGTTTACACGACCACAATTACACTAAGTCATTGATTATCGGTCGAATTTAGTTTGCGTTTAATCGGTTCGGAGGGTAGGTTTCAGGGTCAGAAACGCACCTGAAAACAGGGCAACGTGGACAGATGAACACTGAACACGCGATATACATGGTCAAAGAATTACGAAACCACTAGAAAACAAGGGCAAAAGACAACAATGGCAGGTGTACGCGACCAATACGGATTAACAGCGAAACAGCGCAAGTTTGCCGAGAATCTCGCAGATGGCATGAGTCAGGCCGATGCGTATCGGAATGCCTACGATGCCAGTGAGATGCAAGGCGACACGATTCGCAGCAAGGCGAGTCTGATGGCACAACGGGATGACATCAGGGCAGCGGTGGATGCGCTAATGGGGGAGCGGATGCGGCTGATAGAGGTCAAGGGCGTCTCAGATCGCGAGAAGGTAGTGACTCTGCTACGCAAGTTCGCTGAGGACGAAGCGCGTCCTGACCATGTGCGGCTCCGTGCTGTGGAACTGTGGGGCAAGACCTGCGGTGCGTTCGTCGAGGTCATCGAAGACAGGCGAGAACGTCCTGCTGCCAACGTCGCACTGGAACTGGAGCGGCGACTAGGTGCGCTGCTAGGTGCAGCAGCGTCGAAGGTCAACGTGATCGACATGCTGCCGGAGCGTGTAAACGGTGCGGACGATGACGATGACTTGCTACCGCTCGTCGCCGGGTGCAGCCCGGCTGGTTCCGGGGTGGACGACGACGGGGTGAGGGGGTTAAACGACGCTGATCACGACGCGATTCGCGACGCCCAGACCCCCCTGTAGCGCAACGGTACCTGTGCGATCCCCATACATGCGATTCCACTCTGTCGATCCCCTACTTTTCCCCAGTTCCGTTGCATTTACGCAACAATATATGGTTAGGGGTAGGGGTTAAGTGTAGGTAAATGGTTGTTTTTCCTACGTTTTTACCCGTTTTTTTGTAGAAAATAAGTACTGGAGTCCCTAGTGCAAAAATTTTTCGCAAAAAATTCTTATTACTTGACTTATTTATCTATTTACTTAAATGTACATGAATATTTTTGTAAATAGGATACTGATATGTCAGAAAAAACTTGGGAAGAAAGGGTTCCAGAGATTCAAGAAATGCTTTCTAAAGGGGTTAGGCTGGAACGAATAGGTGAGCGTTATGGGGTTAGCAAGCAAAGGGTGTATCAGATACTCAAGTACTATGGTTTAGAGACATACACCAAGAAACGACGAGGGAAATGGGGTAGTTCCCCTAAGCATCTTTGGCTTGATCGCATTCTTTTGGCAAAGAAAGTCCCGGTTTGGGAAAGGCACAAGATACTTGACGAACTGAATCTTCCTGATAGATGCCCAATATTAGGATTTGAGTTGAAGTATGTGTCTGGAAGAACATTTAAACATGGAGATCCAAGAAGGACAGATGATTCTCCGTCTCTGGATAAGATAGTTCCCAGTCTTGGATACGTCATTGGGAACATTCATGTCATTAGTTGGAGGGCTAACAGGATAAAGAACGACTCTACTCCAGAAGAATTAAGGAAAATATCTGACTACATAGCGGACATTTTACAAAAAATGTCTTGCAAGTAAGGTCCACTTGTGATAAAATCGGACCTGTTTTTAAGGATTGCGAGTCTAGGCACTACAATTTCTCTCCGAGCAATCCATGCGCTAGAGGGAATGTGTGAAAGGGAGTACGTTAAAGGGGTTCGTTGTAAAGTCAAGTCGCTACACCCCCTCCAAAGGGGGGGTTTCGCGAAGAGGTGGAATGAGAGACGACGCAAACCCTAACTTGTGATGAAACGGGGGCTATTGTCCCTGCATTTTGAGGTTCATTGCTTGCAGATCACTGCCGAAAATCTCCCTAAGATCATGGGGTTAGTCAAAACCCTACCTGATGACCAGCAAAAAGAGTTCTATCTGCTCTTGGAGGAGTACGAAAGGGCTAAGTCCAAGGAGTTGTCTCAGGAAAAGTTCATTCCTTTCGTGAATCGGATGTGGCCGGGGTTCATTTCTGGTCGTCATCACAAGATCATGGGAGAGAAGTTCGAAGAGATCGCCTCTGGGAAACTGAAGCGTTTAATCATCTGTATGCCACCCCGGCATACCAAGTCTGAATTCGGGTCTTTTCTGTTTCCGGCGTGGTTCTTAGGCAAGTTCCCCCAGAAGAAGGTCATTCAGTCCTCTCACACGGCGGAACTGGCAGTGGGGTTTGGTCGTAAGGTGCGTAACCTCGTGGACTCAGAGGACTACCGGGCTGTGTTTCCGGATACCTCCCTCCGGGCGGACTCAAAAGCCGCAGGACGTTGGTCCACCTCCAAGGGAGGGGAGTATTTTGCTATCGGTATCGGCGGTGCGGTCACCGGAAAGGGTGCCGATTTGCTCATCATCGACGACCCACATGATGAACAAGAGGGTCAGTCCGCTGATCCTGCCGTGTTTGACCATGCCTACGAGTGGTACACCTCCGGCCCCCGTCAGCGTCTTCAGCCCGGTGGAGCCATCATTATCGTGATGACACGCTGGTCAACCCGTGATTTGACCGGCCAAATCCTCAAAAACGCAGGAAAAGACGGCGCAGATGAGTGGGAAGTCATCGAATTCCCCGCAATTTTGCCCTCCGGAACCCCTTTGTGGCCCGGATTTTGGAAAAAAGAAGCCCTTGAAGCCCTAAAAGCCGAACTTCCCGTCGGAAAATGGAACGCCCAGTACCAACAGAACCCGACTTCAGAAGAAGGCGCGATCATCAAGCGGGAATACTGGCAGATTTGGGAAGAAGACCAGCCCCCGGCGTGCGATTACATCATCCAGTCTTGGGATA